CTCCTGATTATGGGACTACCCTTGCTCAGTCATATGAGTCTGTCAACCAAAGTTATGACAGGCGTGAAGAGCTAGAACGAGAGAATGATGCAGTTCGATTAAAGAATGCAGAAACATTAGAAAAATTACCTGGCGAGATTATTGAGACACTGCCTACAGTTAAGAAAGCAGTTGATGCAATTAATAAGAAAAGAAGAGAAGCTCTTTTAGGTAAAGGTTACGAGGGTATATCTCAAGAAGATTTAGATAAAGATAACGAAACATTAAAAACTCTTTTTAATATTGGTAAGGCTGAGAACTTTATAAAAAATAAGGCTTTAAAAGATGGTGATAATGTCACTTATGAAACTATAGATCTTAGTGGTCCTCATGGAGTAAGAAGGCGACTTCTTATGATAGAGGAAATAAAGACAAGAATTGGTACAGAATTTTTACCTTGGTATACAAAAAATTATCCAGCTGGAGTTAATAGTATTCAAGAAGCAAGAGTAGCTTTTGATAGATATAAACAAGGTATTCTTAACAATGCTGATGAACTTGGTTTCAATTTAAGGTTTACTAAAAACCAATTAAAAGAGGCTTTTGATCAAACAGAAACAACATTCTACGAAACTGCTAATAAATCAGTAACTAATAAAAATGTTCTTAAAGAACAAAGCAGAATGATAAATGAGGTAGTTAATGCTTTAAATTCTGAAGAACCTTTAAAAGCTTTTATAGAAGCATCTGAATATAATATTGGTTACTTTGAAGGCAATATAGCTAAAGCTGAAAGAGCATTCATAAACATAGGTATTATGGGTATGAAGAAAGGTGTTATTAATATTGATAAATTTGAGAGTGTTTTGTTTGGAGAAGTAACTGCTAAAGGAGATAAAACAAGAATATTAATAGATAAGTTAGGTGGAGGAGAAGAAAATAGATTATGGGCTGAAGGTGTTCTTAATGAAATCGAAGAAGCTAAGAAAGGTGTATTTGAAAACAAAAAAATTGCAAGACAAAATTATGCAAATAGTTTTATAGAAAAAATACAGGAGATAGAAAACGAGAGTAACACTCGTATGACTAAACTTGAGTTAGTAAATTACATGGCTGAAAATTGGGATATAACTCAAGGTGGTAGTAATTTTCCTGAAGAACTTAAAAATAGACTATCTAAAGAACAAGGTGACGATATTCTTATCAAAGCAGAATTAGATTGGAAACTTGATAAAGGTATAGGTATTACAGAAAAAGAAGTACTAAGACTTAGTGATCCATTTCTTGAGGCACAGTACTTAGCTAAAGTTAAAAACGGTAATGCACTAGCACCCTCTTCAGATTTTCAAGATCTTGCTAAGACTCATATTAAAGGTTATGCAACTGTACATGCAAAACAAAGTGGTGTAGCTCCTGGAAAAGAATCACCACAATGGAACGCTATTGTTGAGAATGCTACTCGTGAGTATCCAATCTTCTTTGCCAAGCATATGCAGACAGCTGACAGCCCAGTAGATGCACATATTCTTGCTTTACAGGATATAGAAAAAAGAGTCTATGGTGATGTTTACAATAAGCTAGTTGTAAATACAGATGCAAATCAAGAAAGAAATTTAAATCTTATTAGAGCTGAAGAACACATAAAAGTAATAGATCCAAACATAGTAAATACAGGTATTATTTTTGGTTCAGAAGATATTCTTGAAGAAGCTTCTAAATTACCGACAGGTGAAGTACATTTATTTTATAAACAACTTGCTGATAAAATTCCTGGCATGACGGCAGGGGACATTCAATTTAAACAGCTAGAAGTATATAGCAAATTAAATGGTACAGATAAACCAGTTAAGTCTGATATCTTACTAGCTTATGAAAAACTAAGTCCTACAGTTCAATTTTATCTATCCCATCACCCATCT